TGGATTATCTAAACGATCTAATATATCCTGTGGATCTTCTCTTCTGAATATAAATTCTTTTAATTCAAAGTTATCTGTAATATCTTTAAACTGACTACAGTAACTCCATAGACATCCTACACTATAGGGCAACCAGTAGGTGTCTTCTTTTCTTATTTCCACAGCATACTGTGGTTGGAACATATAGACGTTCATATCTTGGTTAATTTGTTCTTAAGCATGTTTTTTCTTTTTATATTCCAAATATCATTCCTATCTTCTATTGGTCTAGGATTCCATATTTGATAACCATTAACTTGAATTGGATATTCAACTTTAGGATCATATACTAATTTTCTTTGGATCTCCATTAGATCTTCAGAAGGGTTACATGATTCTTCTACCAATTTAAATGCAAGGTCTTTATTATTCCAAAACAAATCAAAGTCGGTTCCGACATTTAATTCAAGTGTGTGACCAGTATCTTTATCTGATATAACTTTACCAGTTCTTAGATAGGCACTGATTCTTTTTTTAAGTCCTTGGAAGTGTTGACCAAATATACCACTATCACTATCTAGGTAATCCTTTAAGTTATCATAGAATTTTCTGTAATCATGGAATGTCGATATGTAATGAGAGAACCCATTAATATGGAACATAATAACAACCCAAGCAAATAGATATGATTCAATTATATCGTCAGTTGTCATTGTATTAGTTTCATTTACTATCTCAATAACTTCTTTAATTGGATAGTCCTCGTTATCATGTTTAGAGAATGATACGTAATCTTCAGCATTTACAACTTTTATACCATACTTATCTCTATTCAGATTCATTTCAGTCTGACCAAAGAGTTGACATAACCATACATCAAGACTGTCTTGACCAGACTCCATAAGTAAGCACATTCCATCCTTCCAAGAATCAACAGTCTCTTCTGGAAGACCAAGTATCATTTCAGTATATACATTTAAGTTCCTTTCTCTTGCCTTTTCAACTTGATCTTTTACTTTATCAACCGCCATATTCTTTCTTTTAATTGCCTTTAAGACTGGTTGACTCATACTCTGAACACTCATAGTCACACCTCTTTTATCATAAGGTCCTAATGTCTCAGTTATATCAAGAACTATATCAGTTTTATTTTTGGTATATTGTACTGTTAAATCATCAATAATTGCATCTGGATGATCTGCTGCTTCTCTTAACCATTTTGCAATTTGTAGATCTCTATCTCTGAATATACCAAAGTTAGCATCTGCCATCATCAAAAATCCTATCTTATGAGTAGACATCCACATGATATCTTGTTTGACAACATCCATATCAAATTTTAGGATTTGATCCATCCATGTACCCCAATCACAAAAAGTGCAGTGATGAGGACAACCTCTAGTAGACTCAACTAATGTTGCCCATCCATATTCTGGATTCTCATTTACTATCTTATCCATTACACCGTTAGTGTAAGGACTTTCATATGCAAGTTTTGTTATCTGTTCTCTTTCATATACTGGTATTAATTTACATTCATTTTTAATTCTACTTAAAACATCGGTAAATGCAATCTCACCATATCCTAGTAGGACTGTATCAATAAAATCATATTCTATTAAATGTCTTTGTGCTTGTGGTCCGCCAAATTCAATAACACAATCTGGATACTTCTCTTTAATTAGTTTAGCAAGATGTAAATTATATTGCTCATTCCAAACATAACAACTAAATCCACATAGTACTGGATCTTTAATTCTTTCTAATACTTTTTCTGGGTATTCTCGTCTAAAAAATATTTCACCCAACTCAAATCCATCAACATGCTTATTGGCATAACTCCAAATACATGCAGCAGAATACGGTAACCAATATTGCTTTTGCCCTTTAATGACTACTGTACTCTGGGGTTGAAATAAGTAAACCCGATTCATCATATTCATATTTATGCTAAATAGTTTAGCAAATTACTTGATAAAAGACAATGGATGAACTATTGGACATGGTTGTAAATGATGCGTCACCTGCAGAAGTAAGTGACAAAATTAAGGACATCCTTTATACCAAATCTTCAGAAAAAATTGAGGGACTTAGACCTGACATCAATACTACGTTCGTAAATGGGGTTGAATCAGAAGACTCTAATGATGTTGGCGAAGAGTAAATCAATAAATAATAAATAAAGCGATTAATTGATCCGATGAAACTCATAAGAGAAGAAATTGAATCTGTTGAAATTCTCACCGAAACAGTTGGTGGTAAGAAAAATCTTTTTATAAAAGGTGTCTTCCTTCAAAGTGAGATGGTAAACCGCAATGGTCGGTTATATCCATTTAACATAATGGAGAAAGAAGTCAACAGGTATAACAAGGACTATGTTCAAAAGGGACGTGCTCTAGGTGAATTAGGTCACCCAGATGGACCTACCGTAAACCTCGATAGAGTATCACACAAGATTACTGATCTTAAGCAGGAAGGTAAAAACTTCGTTGGTAAAGCACAAATCTTATCTACACCTATGGGTAAGATTGCAGAATCACTTTTGAAGGATGGAGTAACTTTAGGAGTATCTTCTAGAGGTATTGGTTCTTTAAAAGATAATACCAAAGGTTATAAAGAAGTCGGTGAAGACTTCATGTTAGCAACTGCTGCAGATATAGTCGCTGATCCATCTGCACCTGATGCGTTTGTTCAAGGTATCATGGAAGGTAAAGAATGGGTTTGGGATGGTGGACTCTTGAAAGAGAGACTTGCCAATCAAACACGGATCAAAATTGAACGTGCAAGTATGTCTAGAGAATTAGAAGAACAAAAACTTGGATTATTCCAAGACTTTTTAAACTCATTATAAGCTATATACTTACAAATTTTAATATTGTATAAATAAATATAGATTTCTACTCATAGAATCGGAGAAAACTCAAATGTCTAGTGACAAAAACTTACAGGAAATGGAAGCGGGCACGAAGCAATCCTCGACAGCAGTCAATTCTGGTGCAAGTGCGGGCGATCCCATGCAAAAGCTAGCTCCAGGAGCAGTCGCAGGTCAATCAGGATCTTGGGAAGATCTTGGCGGTCCTTCACCAACTAACTACAAACCCGATGATAATTCAGCAGCCCTGAAAACACCTGGTTCAACCCTTAAGCAAGTTAAGGATGTAGTTACCAACCGCAAAGGTAAGAAGGAGGGCAACCTACCTGACGACGTAACAGTTGGTAAAAAGTTAAACAACGTTCCAGAGGAAGAAGAAGTGAAACTCGAAGCCGATCAGGAAGTTGTCGCTGAAGACGAAGTAACAACAGATGAAGTTGTTGCTGAAGAAGAGTCAACCGAAGAGGAAGTCGTTGCTGAAGAAGAAGCAACTGATGCAGAAGAATCTGCTGAAGTAGTTGCTGAAGAAGAAGCAGTAGAAGAAGAAGTAATTGACGTTGAAGAAGACGTTAAGGCACTTCTTGATGGAGAAGAACTCAGTGAAGAGTTCCAATCTAAAGCTCGTACAATCTTTGAAGCCGCTCTCAGATCTAAAGTATCTGAAGTGAAAGAGTCTATGACTAAGACCTTCGAGGAGACTTATGAGTCTAAACTAGTAGAAGAGGTAGATGCAATTCGTGGTTCTATCACAGAACGAATTGATTCCTATCTTGAGTATGTTGCTGACGAATGGGTTCAAGAGAACCAATTAGCAGTCGAGTCTGGTCTTAAAGCAGAAATGACTGAATCATTCTTAAGTGGCATGAAAAAGCTTTTTGAAGATCATTATGTATCAATCCCTGAAGATAAATATGATGTACTTGAGAACATGGTAGAAAAACTTGATGATATGGAAACCAAACTCAACGAACAGATCGAGAAGAATATCACATTGAACCAAAGACTTGCTGAGTCTGTTGCTCAAGAGATATTTGCCGAAGTATCTGAAGGTTTGGCACTTTCACAAAAAGAGAAGCTTGCTTCCTTGGCAGAGAGTGTTGAGTTTGAAGGTGACGCAGAATATCGTGAGAAATTGGAGACACTGAAGGAATCTTATTATCCTTCAAAAGGAAACTCTCCTCAGGCAAAAACTGAAACCCTCTCTGAAGGCGTTGACGTTGCTGATGAGTATGCCTCTCAGTCAATGAATGCCTATCTGAAGACACTTTCAGGATTAGCTAAGAAGTGAATTTAACATTATTAATTCAAACTAAAAACACTAAAAGGTAAACAAGCAAATGTTTCAATCAGAAGCTTTGCAAGAAAAGTGGGGACCAGTCCTCGATTATGATGGTCTAGATAAGATCGAAGATTCTCATAAAAGAGCTGTTACCGCAGTCTTGCTAGAAAACCAAGAACAATTTTTAAGAGAGCAAACAGCATTCTCAAATGGATTGCTGACCGAAGCCGTTCCAACTAACGCTGCTAACGCTGCTGGTGCTGGTGGTGGATTCGGAGCCGATGCCGCTGCAGCAGGTCCTGTTGCTGGTTTCGACCCTGTTCTAATCAGTCTTATACGTCGTGCAATGCCTAACTTGGTGGCATATGATCTTGCTGGCGTACAACCAATGAGTGGTCCTACTGGACTTATCTTCGCAATGCGTTCACGCTACACCAACCAGAGCGGAACAGAAGCATTCTACAACGAAGCAGATACAGCATTCTCTGGACAAGACGATGGTCTTGATGAGACCGCTGGATTCTCTGATGGCGTTGCTGGAATGGGTACTACTTCACAAGCAGGTAGCAACCCAGGACTTCTTAACCCTGTTGGTACTGCAGTCTCTACTGGCTACAATGTAGGTCAGGGTATGAAGACTGGAGACGCTGAGAACCTTGGATCAGGATCTGGCGACCAGTTCAACGAAATGGCATTCTCAATCGAGAAAGTTCTCGTTGAAGCCAAGTCAAGAGCTCTAAAAGCAGAGTACTCACTAGAACTCGCTCAAGACCTCAAGGCGATCCACGGATTGAACGCTGAAGCAGAACTTGCTAACATCCTAAGTACAGAAATCCTTGCGGAAATTAACCGTGAAGTTATCCGTACTATCTACAAGGTTGCCGAGCAAGGTGCTGCTGCTAACACTGCTACTTCAGGTGTCTTTGACTTAGACATCGACAGTAATGGTCGTTGGTCCGTTGAGAAGTTTAAAGGTCTCTTATTCCAAATCGAGCGTGATGCTAACGCAATCGCACAAAGAACTCGTCGTGGAAAGGGTAATGTAATCATGTGTTCTGCTGACGTTGCATCTGCATTGTCAATGGCT